TAAAACAAATACAGACCCAACATTTGCAACATCTGATACAATAGGTACAATAGATTCTTCAGGTACAGTTCCTGCTTCGCCATATACTGAAACAACTGATTCTAAAAATTATAAAATAACAACAACATCAGATAACCCTGCAGATATTATTAGAACAATTAGAATAAAAACAGATGATGGTGATTTAGTAGATTATATAACTTCAGGAGAATTAGAAATACAATCTAAAATAGTTCCTTATGTAGTTGAAGGTGTGCCAATTCCTGCTAACAGTATTGAAACACAATATGATGTTACTACAAATGGTTTATCCAATATGTTAGAATCTCAAATGAGTATTCCAATTACTATAAATGGTGTAAAACAAAATAGTGGAATAGGATTTGCGTATAGTGCAACTTCAAGGGTAGATGCAGAAAACGATTCACAAACATTTGGAACATCTACAATACCTTTTAAAGATGTAGCGGTACCAAAAGGAACAGCAAATTATTCAGATGCTAATCAACACTATGACGTATTTGCTACAGAAGGAACAACGGTATACACAAACTGGAATGATTCACGACCATCTGATTATGGTTTTATTAACGGAACAGCAACAACATCAACAGCAGTTAAAACAATAGTACCTGATGGATATTACGCACAATGGGGTTGGAATACAGATGGAACTGCACAGGATAGCAAAAATAAAAATTGTGGCTTTAGTGTTCACGTTTTTCAAGGTGTTATTATTGGAAAACAAACTTTTGGTGCTTGTATTACGGTATTAAGTGCTAAAGGATTTAATGCAACATTTACTTCACCAAAATATTTTGACACAATACCATTAGTAGGTGATTTAAAAGTTACACGAAATCTGCCAGTACCAAATTATTTTTGTGGTGATGTTGTTGTAATGGCTGGAATTAGACATAGCGGTTCAGAACCATTTCCTGAAGTGGGTGATAAAACAAAATTTGGTGGAAGTCAAAATTATGATGGTGGCGTAGATTCGTTTTTACTTCACGGTAACCCTGCTCATTTTGGTCAACCCAACGCAAAATATATGGCTATGGCATTAGGTGAAGCAGCTTGTTTTCAAGTAGGTGGTGGAGCATTTATTGGTATATGTCAAGATTACACTATTGTAGGTTGGATTGTTATAGAAATAGCAACTGCCACAGTAGTACAACGATATAATTGTAGTTAAATGATAGAAAATATATTAAACTTATTAGAGTTTGCAAAAAACGAAAAGTGGACTGGTCAGTATATGGACATTGCTTTAGGCAAAAACAAATACCCTGAATCAATTAAAGAAGCGTACCAACAATTTAGAAAGGAACTATGAGTATTAAAAAAACAATAGAATTTGAATTAAAATATAAGGAAGCGGCAAAGAACGCTGATGAACTAGGAAATATAGTTCAAAAGCAAGATAATAAAATTAAAGACTTGCAAGGTACTTTAGATAAAACCAAAAAAAGTACTGATGATGCTAGTAAAGGTTTCAAGAAGTTTTCTACAAGCCTTAAAAATATAGGTAAGGTATCTGGTATTGTTTTTTTAGTTACCGAAGCTTTTGAAATATTAAAAGAAACTTTTAAAAGTAACCAAAAAGTAGTAGACTTATTTAATACAGGGGTTGAGGCTTTAAGTATAGCGTTCAATGATTTGTTTGGTTACCTAAATGACAATGTAGGAACTGTTATTGAGTATTTTAAAGGCATTTTTAGCGACCCACAGCAAGCTATTAAGGATTTTGGTACTGCCATATATGATAACCTAATAAACAGGTTTATACAGCTCGGTGAGACTTTAGGTTTAGTTGGAGAAGCTGTTACTTTGTTTTTTGAGGGTAAGTTTGCGTCAGCACAAACAAAATTAAAAGAAGCTGCAATAGAATCTATTGATGTATTTACTGGGGTTGATAATACACTTGATAAAGTTACTGACACTATAAGTAGTGCAACTGATGCAATTATTGGTTATACTAAATCTACCTTTAATAGTGCGGCTAGTATTGTAGAGTTAAACAAGCAGGCTGAAATGTCAGCTGTAATAAATCAAGGTTTAATAGAAAAATTTGATAGACAAGCAGAACAGCAAAGGCAAATAAGAGATGAAGAAAGAAATACCATACAAGACAGGGTAGATGCAAACAACAAGCTGAACGAAATACTAGATGAGCAAGAAAAATTAATGCTTGCAAATGTTGAATTACAAATTAAATCAGCACAAGCCCAGTTTAACAAGAATAAGAGCGATGAAAATGCTATAGCCTTACAAGAAGCTAAAAACGAAAAAGCAGCTATTGAAGCACAAATAGAAGGCTTTAGATCTGAACAAAAAGCAAATGATTTAGCTTTAGACAGGGAGTCAATTGAGCTAACACAATCAAAGACAGATGCAGAATCTGAATTAAATATAGCAGCCTTACAATTTAATGCTGACCAAATACTTGGTGAGTACGCTAAACTGTTAGCGATTAAAGATGTTGCAGAACAAGAGTACCAAATTGAATTAAAAAGGCTAAACGACAAAAAGTCTTTATACAAAGAGGGTACATTAGCGTTCCAAGAAGCTCAAAATGAAATAAACCAGCTAAACCAAGAATTTAGCCAGCAAGAAGTTGAAATAGACAAACAAACAACCTCAGCAAAAATGGATTTAGCATCCAATGCAATGGGAGATTTAGCTTCAATCTTTGGGGAAGAAAGTAAAGCAGGTAAAGCAGCCGCTATAGCCCAAACAACAATAGAAACATACAAAGGGGCTACCTCAGCTTTTGCATCATTATCAGGAATACCAGTAGTTGGACCAGCATTAGGAGCAGTAGCCGCAGCCGCAGCGGTAGCCGCAGGTTTTGCAAACGTTAAAAAAATAGCATCAATTGGCCCACCTGCAGGAGGAGGCGGTTCATCACAGCCATCTGTACCACGAACACCGAGTTTTAATGTAGTTGGCTCATCTGAAACAAACCAATTAGCACAAGCAATAGGCGAAAAAGAAGATGTTCCAGTTAAAGCGTTTGTAGTGAGTAACGATGTTACAAATGCACAAGCCTTAGACCGTAATATTGTAGAAGGTGCATCTATTGGCTAAAACATAACAAAACAATTTAATAATTATTATAATAATATGGATATAGTTGAACTTTTTATAGATGAAAATGATGAGGTATCTGGTATTGAAGCCATTAGCGTCGTTGAAAATCCAGCAATTGAATCAGACTTTGTAGCATTAAAGGCCCAAGAGTTTAAACTAGCTGAGGTAGATAAAGAAAAACGCATCCTGATGGGTGCAGCATTGATACCAAACAAACCAATCTACAGGCAAAATAAAGACCAAGAATATTATATTTTCTTTAGTCAAGCTACAGTACGCAAAGCAAGTGAGTTATTCTTTATTAGGGGTAATCAAAATAACGCAACTCTAGAACACCAATTAGAATTAAAAGGTTTAACCGCTGTAGAAAGTTGGATAGTAGAAAGCGAACAAGATAAAAGCCGTATGTATGACCTTAATGTACCTATTGGAACTTGGATGGTATCTGTAAAGGTAAATAATGACAAGGTATGGGCGCAAGTTAAGGCAGGAGAAGTAAAAGGCTTTAGTATCGAAGGTTATTTTGCGGACAAATTACAAAGGCCTAATGAGCCTGTAAAAGATAAAGCTGAAATGCAAGCCCAAAACAAAATAAAAGAATTAAAAAGTTTATTAAGTGAATAGAAACCCTAGTCCACAAAATGATAAAAGGGCGTGTTTATGTGAGGATGGTATAACATATTCGCGTGATTGCTGTGATGGTAGTTTATCTGCACAAGGGGTTGGAAATGTAACGAAAACAACTTCAACAAGATACTATACAGTTACTAATTGTAACGGAGGGCATAAACATATACACACGCACGACCTTGAATTAACCGTTGGTAATATATACTATTTAGTATTTGTACACCATAATCACACAGATTGTTATACAATAACAGCAACAAGAACCAACGGACATTTTGAGGTAAGTACTGCAACCGCTTATAATGATTGTGCAGCGTGTCAAGCGGCAAACTAAAAATATAATAATAAATTAAAATTATGGAACCAAGAGTAAATAAAATACTTAAAAAACTAAGTAACGAAAAAATTAAATTAGCTACTGAAAATGTTGAATTAACAGAAGAAATTAATTTAAGCTTAAAAAATGCAGATTCAGCTGTAAAATTTATTCAAAAAAACCAATTAGCAGGAAAAAATTTAGGTAAAAAAATAGAATCAGCTAGGGTAAAATTAGCACAAGCGGTAAATGAAGCTAAATCAATATTCAAAGAGATGGAAGATGTTAAAATGGAATTACCTAGTGCTCTGTCTGAATTAATTAAAATTAAAAATACATTAAAAGAAAACGGTATACCGACTGATGCTGTGGACGGGAGAGCTCAAGTGCTACAAACATATTTTAATATTGCTAATAAAACATCTGACACTTTATCTAGAAGTATAGGTGACTCAACAAACGGTATCAAGTAAAATACAACAAACTAAAAACTAATTTATTATATATATATGAAATCAACTGATATGTTAAATAAGGTAAAAGAAATCCTAGGGGTTGAATTAACCGAAGGAAAAGAAATTAAGTTGGCACAGGCCGAACTTGAAAACGGTACGATTATAGAAAGCGAATCGTTTGCAGAAGGTAGCGAGGTTTTTATTGTTACTGATGATGAGCGTGTAGCACTTCCAGTAGGCGAATATAAACTTGTAGATGGAGAAGTACTAATAGTACAAGAAGAGGGTATTATAGCATCAATAGGTGCAGCACCTGAAGCTCCAGAAGCAGAAGTAGAAGCTGAGGAAGAGCCTAAAGAAGAAAAAGAGGAAATGGGCTATGCTACCAAAGAAGAACTTGAAGAAGTTAAAAAAATGGTAGAAGAAATCAAGGCTATACTTGAACCTAAAGAAGAGGAAGAAATGAGTGACGAAGCTGTAAGCGGTGGTGTTAAATCAGAAGAAACAACTACAAAAACAGTTTACGCTGAAAAAGAAGAAATGAGTGAAGTTGAAAAGGTTAACCATAACCCAGAAAACGAAACTAAAAAGCAAACAAATCTTTATTCACAGAAAAGAAGTGGTAATAATACACTTGATAGAGTAATGCAAAAAATATCAAACTTTAAATAAATAAAAAATGTCAACAAAAATCACAACAAGTAATAGCGTATTAAGAGCGAGATCAAAGCAAACAACTTTGACAACTACTCAAGATATCAAAACTAATGATGCAGGGGTTGAATTTAACATTGCCACAGACGCAAAGGTTATGACACTCCCTACAATTACAGCAGAAAATATAGGAGCTGAATTTACATTTCGTAATACAGGTGCAGACGGTAATAACATTATTACTATTAGTCCTGCGGCTACAGATGCAATTCACGGAACAATAGCAGCGGTATCTTCAGGTGGTGTAGATAACAAAGACTGGATCAACACTAAAGCATCTGCAAATAAAGGTGACTGGTGTACTCTTAAGGCAGTAGCTTTAACAGACTGGTACATCACAGGAGGAGACGGAGTTTGGGCATCTGAAGCATAATAATTAATAAATAAAAAAAAATATACAATGGCGACAACTAATTCAATCACCACTTCTTACGCAGGAGAATTTGCAGGACAATACATTTCTGCAGCTTTATTAAGTGGTACAACTTTGGACAACGGTTTAATTACTGTAAAACCAAACATTAAATTTAAAGAAGTAATTAAAAAAGTATCTACAGATGATATCGTAAAAGATGCAACTTGTGACTTTGACCCTACTTCTACATTAACATTAACTGAGCGTATTATTCAACCTACTAATCAGCAGGTTAATTTACAACTTTGTAAATCAGACTTTCAATCAGATTGGGAAGCTATTTCTATGGGGTATAGCGCATTTGATACTCTACCAACTTCTTTTAGTGACTTTTTAATTGCTCACGTAGCATCTAAAGTAGCGCAAAGAACTGAGCAATCTATATGGAATGGTGCAGCTGCCACAGCTGGTCAGTTCGGAGGGTTTACAGAACTAATGTTAGCTGACGCTGATGTTACTGATATTGCCGCAGTAGGTGGTGGCGTAAACGCAGGAAACGTAATTGCTCAATTAGGAGCAGTAGTTGATGCGGTTAGTTCTAACCTTTACACTAATGAAGATATGTTTATTTATGTATCACAGAATGTAGCTAGAGCATATGTAAGAGCTCTTGGAGGATTTGCAGCGAATCTAGGTGGTGCAGGTACAGATGACAAAGGAACTCAATGGTATGCAGGAGGAACACTCAGCTTTGACGGTATGAAAATCGCAGTAGCGAATGGTTTATCTGATAATACAATGGTAGCAGCAGAAAAAAGCAATCTTTATTTTGGAACTGGTTTAATGTCAGATCAAAACGAAGTGAAAGTAATTGATATGGCAGACATTGACGGAAGTCAAAATGTTCGTGTAGTTATGCGATTTACAGCTGGAGTTCAGTACGGAGTAGGTTCGGACATCGTTCTTTATTCTTAATTAATATTAACCAATTAAAGGGGTGGGTGAGCCAGTTGCGCCTATTCACCCTTTTTTTTTAAAAAAAATAATCGATGGCTTGTGACTTAACACTTGGGAGAAAAGAACCCTGTAAAGATTCCGTAGGAGGAATTAAAAATATTTATTTTGTCGATTTTGGTGATCTAGGAACGGTAACCTTAACAGATGACGAAATAACGAATATGACTGGAACTGCGGGAAATTTAACGGCTTATAAATATGAAGTAAAAGGAGCTTCAAGTTTAGAACAAACGGTAACAGCTAGTAGAGAAACTGGCACTACTTTTTATGATCAAACTTTAAATATTACGTTAAAAAAATTAACAAAAGAAGACAATAAGGAGTTAAAGCTCTTGGCTTATGGAAGACCCCACGTAGCTATAGAAGATTATAACGGTAATGTCTTTATGATGGGACTAGAACACGGAGCAGACGTGAACGGTGGGACTATTGTGACAGGATCTGCAATGGGAGAACTATCTGGTTATACACTTACGCTGAATGCGCAAGAAAAATTACCAGCAAACTTTATGGATTCAGATACAAGTGATGTAGACTTCCCATTTAGTGTAGTAGACTACGCAGGATTAGATGGTACAGTAACAATTACTTTAGGTACAAATTCTTAATAAGGTTTTATTTTGATAAATTAGGGGGCTATATGCCCCTTTTTTTATGTTTTTAATTTAACAAAAATTGGTTTTTTTTATTATATTAATATGATAGTATTGAAGGAAACTAACAACGCACAGAACATAGATTTTATCCCAAGGCAATTTACAGCAAATGCTTCATATACTTTTAACATTGTAGATGAAACAAAAAACAAGAACGTATATAGCCAAGCAACAACATCAGTTTCACAAAATTTATATTATAATAGATACACCGCTGCTTTTACAACTTTAAAACAAGGGATATATTATATGCTAACTATTTTATCAGGAACGGAAGTTATTTATAAAGATAAAATATATTGTACAAACCAAACCAACTTACCACAATACACAATCAACAGCGGTGAGTATACTTCAAACGCCACTACAAACGAATTTATTACATTATAATGGATAACTTACATATAGTTAATTTAGCGTCTTATAACCGACCACAAATAAGCGAGGACAAACAAAGG